CTTTCCCTACACGACGCTCTTCCGATCTCTGCCGCTGCTGACGGCGGGCGCACTGATCAGCCAGCTCAATTATGATGTGGTGTGGCGGTACTTCAGTTGGTCCAACCAGACTCTGGCGATGATCGCCCTCTGGACGATCGCCATGTATCTCTATAAAAATCACCGGTTTTACTGGATGGCGGCGATTCCTGCGACGTTTATGTCCGCTGTTTCAGTCACATACTTCTGTTTCGCAAAGGAGTGTCTCGGCCTTTCCACTGCGATTTCCTATCCGGTCGGCATTGTGGCCGCACTGATTTTCCTGGGGATCTTCCTCTCAAAGAGCGTGTTCGCAAGGAAGAACGACAGACTTGCAGCGTAGTAGAAAACTTCGCGGCGTTTGCCGAACTCCGACTTAATCTGCCGATCTCTTCGACAAAAGCTTTTTCGCACACAAAGAAAAGAAAGATATAGAGAGCGGAACATATAAAAAGCCCTGATATTGTTGAAATACCAGGGCTTTTCAGGCGGTGGAAAATCAAGTGCTGCGTCAGATTCCTATATCCCTCATTATCAGGTATCTGTCGTTCCTGTCATCATCTCATTGGGAACATCAGTGATGTGGATATTGAAATGTGTCAGTACTTCTTCGCCGCTCTGAACGCAGCAAAAGCTTCCTTGGCATTACGAGTCTCGCCTGCCATTGCGTCCTGATATCCTCTATCGAGTTTCGCATAGCCCTCTTCCGCCGTCATCTGTGTTGCATCTATATTCACAGGTGCTTTTTAAAAGCGAACTAGACAAGCAGCTCCAGCAGGGGCTGATCGCGGGAAAGCATCCGCAGGTTCTGGCCAGAGACATCCGGAAGGCGTTCAACGTCTCCCGATCCGACGCAGAACGGCTCATGAGAACGGAACTCGCCAGAGTACAGACGGATGCGCAGATGAGATCGTTTGAAGAAAACGGTTTTGAATGGTATATGTTTCTGTCACTGGGGAGCCGGGCCTGTGAAGTGTGCCGGGCGCTGAACGGAAAGAAGTTCAAAGTAAAGGACATGCTGATCAGCGAGAACGCTCCGCCCATGCATCCGAATTGCCGGTGCAGCACTGCTGCCGCGATGGGCGATGAGGAGATTGCGGAGATACGGGGCGGTGATAAGACGGGAAGCGCTGATGAACTAAATAAGATCGGGGAATTGAATAAAGCGGTAAAGATAAATACCATCGATGAATTGAAGAAACTCAGTAAAAGTAGTATAATAAATATAGAAACTTACGATGATGCTGTAAAGTATTTCAAGGAAACTCACAACGTTGAAATTGAGGGTTTTGAAAAGAAGCCATTACAGGACGTAAAAATTACTTTAGCGGGCTTTGACGATATTATGCGAATGTATCCTGCTGCGGCCGAAAAAATAAAAAATATTTCTTATAATCCCAAACTAAGGGATTACGGAAAGATTGACGAGCGCGGGTTTGTTCAAATTGGACCAAAGGGAATTTCAGATTATGGAACTGGAATTCATGAATCAATACATGCGATTGATTTTCAGATGTCCGTCTATGGAACACATTCGTTTTCTGAAGAGATTCTGAAAAAAGCCCGAAGAGAGTTAGGCTTCCGGAAAAATTCTAAAGAATATCAGAGATTGTCTTTCTTCCTGACAGGCGATGTAACTGAAGCGAAGAAAGACGAAGAGTTGTTAGCATATTCCATAGAAACGGAAATAGGAGGGGGGAAAACGAACCGGTTGTCAAGTTGCATTTTTAAACTCTTTAAGGAGGAGTACGATGGAACCAGTGATGTCTGAGAAAATAAAAAAAGAACAAGAACAACTATTTGAAAAATATTTAATGAGCGATGAGAAAATTGATGATCCAGTTGAATATGCAATGAAGTACGGGTCAAGCGCCTTGAAGGAGTATTTCAAAAAAAAGATAAAGCGTGACGAAGAAGCTTGGGCACAGGGAGTAATTATAAACTAGCAAGAAAGGAGAAAATTATGGCATGTGATGATATGGAAGTTGTGATGTATAAAATACTAAGATATCTTTATGATCAACTGAAAGCCGGGAGACAGGCTGAACCAAAAATGATCCGGGCGGAAGGCGACCTGTTTGTAATTAATGAGAGATACTGGAAATGGATTCTCTCTGAGATGAAGGCGCACGACTGGATTCGCGGTATCACTATCGTCCAGAATGGACAGGGTGATTTCTATGTGGATAAGCTGGAAAATATCGAGATTACAATGGACGGTGCTTTCTTCCTGAAAGACGATAAGTACATGAAGGAAGTATGTGAAGAACTGACCGGAATCCGCCGGTCATAACCAGACAATCAATCAGGAACGTACTCGGATGTCCTTCGGGCTCCGGGTCTTTTTATGCAATGAAATGGAGGAACAACAATGAACATACCGGAGAAAATCAGAGTGCTGTACCGGACTTATCAAATCAGCGAGGTGGATAATCTGCACGACGGTGGCGATGACCTGTACGGTCAGGTACAGTATCTGGAGGAAAGAATCCTGCTGAACAGTGCCGCATCAGACGAAACGAAAAAAGCCGCATTGATTCATGAGGCGGTTCATGCAGTTGATGAAATGTTCGGTATCGGGTTGAAAGAAAAGCAGGTCGAGAAGTTGGGTACCGGGCTGTACAGCCTGATCCGGGACAATCCGGAGATGTTTTCAGCGGTGGAAATCGACGGGAAGGAAGTCTCCAGGGTTATTGCGCCATATACTGAGGCGGAGCTGAATAAGAGACAGAGATGATACAGATTATTGAACGAAACGGTCGGATTACAGTCTCTGGCCATGCTAACTACAAACCAACAGGTGAAGATATCGTCTGTGCGGCCATATCGGCGCTCACACAGACGTTAGCCGCATCGGTGGAGGAACTGACCGGAACAGGAATAAAATGCGATCTGCGGCGGGGAAACGCCGTTATCGAATATGAGGATTTGACAGAAGATGCGCAGCTTCTGGTTGAGTCCTTTTTTATTGGCGCAGAAGGGATTGCAGAAGCATATCCCCAGTGTGTCAGAATCGTCCGGAAGGACCGACCAGGCGTGGAAGTCGTTAAAAGCAACGGGAGATAAGCATTGCATCGTTAAACACATGGGAGGAAAAAACATGAAGATGACTGATGAACTGAAATGGAAGCTGCAGCTGTTTGCAGAAGATCCGAATGATCCCGCCGATCCGAATGAACCGGACGGTGATCCGAAAGAACCGGATGGAGACCCGAAGGATCCTGATGGCGACGATGACGAAAAGAAGTACTCGGACAAGGACGTGGACAAAATCGTCGAAAAGAAGTTCGCTAAATGGAAGGCCCAGCACGACAAGGCCCTGAAGGACGCAAAGGATGAAGCGGCTAAACTGGCCAAGATGAATGCGGACCAAAAGAAGGATTACGAGCTGGAAAAGGTCAAAAAGGAACGTGACGATCTGAAGGCTCAGGCACAGCGGTTCGAGATGGGAAAGACCGCCGCATCGATCCTGAAGGAGCATAAGATCGATGCGACTGAAGACATTCTCGACTTTGTTGTCGGAGCTGACGCGGACAGCACTAAAGCGAATATCGACAAGTTCGTCGGGATTATCAACGCCCAGGTCAAAGCGGCTGAAGTTCAGCGGGCGACCGGAAAAGGCACGCCGAAAAACTATGGCGGGGGCGGAGAGCAGAATGAGATTCTGAAGAGAATCGAAAAATACAAATAAGGAGAAACGATTATGGGAAGAGTATTTATGAAAGAGTTTATGCTGCAGCTGTTTGCCGCAGGAGATAACAACGACGTTCCGGTGAGAAGCTACCAGAAGGAATTCAAAGAGCTGCTGAAGGCGGTGTTTGCGAAGCAGGCGTATTTTGCCGATTTCTTCGGTGGTGATATTGAAGCGCTGGACGGCGTACAGGAGAAGGAGACCGCTTTTTATGTGAAGACCTCCGATATCCCGGTCGTGGTCGGCTCTGCGTACAGCACGGATGAAAACACCGCATTCGGTACCGGAACAGGTAAGAGCTCCAGATTCGGCGATCGCAAAGAGATCATCTATGCGGATACTCCGGTAAAATACACCTGGGAGTGGGTGATCCATGAGGGAATCGATCGTCATACGGTCAATCAGGACTTTGAGACGGCGGTTGCTGATCGCCTGGAGCTTCACGCCAGAGCCAAGACAGCGCAGTTCAACGCCCATCACGGAAAGTTCATTTCCGGGTCGGCGGCAAAGACGATTGCCGGAGGAGCGGCAATCACCAAGGACAATGTGGGTGATATTTTCGCTCAGCTGGATGCATACTACACCGACATCGAGGCGGTCGGCACACGGATCGCGAAGGTGAACAGCACGGTGTGGAACGCGATTATCGACAGCGGGCTGGCTACGTCCAGCAAGGGGAGCACCGTGAATGTGGACGAGAACACCATCCGTGACTTCAAGGGCTTCCAGATCAGCAAGGTTCCTGCGTCCATGTTCCAGACCAACGAGGTGATTTACACCTATATCGAGGCGGTCGGAAAGGCGTTTACCGGAATTGAGACGACCAGAACCATCGAGTCTGAGGACTTCGACGGCGTGGCGCTGCAGGGTGCGGGAAAGTCAGGCGAGTACATTCTGCCGGACAACAAAAAGGCGGTCGCGAAAGTCACCGTGACCGGAGCGTAAGGAGGTAACTGATGTATACGGTAATTCGGGCATTCCACGATCTTCAGGACGGCAAAGCCACGAAGGCGGGAATGATTTATCACTGCTACGAGGTCGGCGATGTTTATCCGCGGGAGGGGCTCAAACCCTCCCCGGAGAGAATCGAGGAACTTTCAGGACCGCATAACGCGCAGGGCTGTCCTCTGATTGCGACAGATGCGGCGGCAGAGGCTACGGCGAAGCTGGAAGCGGCCGCCGCGGAGGCGAAGACAGCGTCCGAAACAAAGAGGGCTCCGAAAAAGACTGCGGAGAAAAAAGCGGAGAAGTAGGAGGCAAAATATGCTGGAAGATATTAAAACGCTGCTGGGGCTCGAGGGCTCCGAACGGGATGCACTGCTGCAAACCATCATCAGTATGACGACTTCAAGGCTGAAGGTGCTGCTGGGCGTGCAGACGGTTCCGGAGGAGCTGTCGTATATCATCACCGAGATTGCAGTGGTCCGGTATAACAGGATCGGCTCGGAAGGGCTGTCCTCGCACAGCGTCGAGGGTGAAAGCCAAAGCTGGTCCGACACGGATTTTGCTCCGTATCAGGAGGAAATCGACGCGTACAAAGCGGCGCAGCAGACGCCGGCCAGAGGGAGAGTGAGATTCCTATGAGATACGACACGCCAGTTTACTTCCAGCACAGTCAGGGACGGATATATAACCCTGAAACGGGCAATTACAGTAAACCGGAACCGAAGGAGGAAATGCGCTTCGCCTGTGTGCAGGACACGGGTGAGTCGCGAATGCAGCTGATTTACGGCGAAATCCGTCAGGGAAGTCTGACGGTTCAGCTTCAGAATCACTACGATGATGTGTTTGAGACTATCCGGATCGGCGGCAGACGATATAAAGTTGACGCCGTGCGGAAAACCAGGTTCAAGCACATCTTTACAGTATCGGAGGTGCAATGATATGGAAATTAAGGTCATTGGCGCGGATAAGCTGGAGAAAAAGCTGAAAGACCTTGCCTCGATGGAGAAGGTTAAAAATGCTGTCCGACTCAACGGCTCGGAACTCCAGCAGGGAGCGATGCAGTACGCTCCGGTGAAAACCGGAGATCTGAAGCGGAGCATTCGCCTCCAGATTCGCGATAGCGGGATGGAAGCGGCGGTGCATCCGACCGCTGACTATGCCGAATATGTGGAGTTCGGAACGCGGTTTATGGAGGCTCAGCCGTATCTGCTTCCGGCGCTTGAAGTGCAGCTCCAGATTTTCCGAGCCGATCTGAAACGGGCGCTGGAAGATTAGGAGGTGCAGGATGGATCCACAACAGGAACTGTTCACGGAGCTGAAGATCATGATTGCAGAGCTGGGATATGATGAGTATGATGGGTTCCTTCCTCCGGATGGGACCCCATATCCTTTCGTCTATCTCGGTGACAGCAGCATGGTCGATGCGCCGAATAAATCCGCGGTTTTCGGGACTGTCACACAGACAATTCACGTCTGGCATGACGATCCAATGGAGCGCGGCACGGTGTCCGCCATGCTGCTCAGCATCAAGAGTGCTGCAAGGAAGCTGGAGAACACAGAGAATTTTGTATGGAATATGTCCGGGATGAATCAGAGAATCATTCCGGATAACACAACAGGCAGGCCGCTGCTCCACGGAGTGATCGACCTGCAGTTTCATTTTGGCTAGGAGGCAGAGAATGAAGAAATTTGAACTACAGATGTTTGCGGAACCGGTCGCAGGAAAGAAAATCATCTATCTGTTCCGCATCATGAAGAACGCGGCCAGTGCTGCCGGAGCACAGATTGCTTTTGTGACAGAAAACGGCCGCACCAAGTCGAAGGATGCGGACTCCACCGCAACAAAGGACGGGTCGATCCGTACACCGGGAACGTCTGAGGTGGAAATCACCTGCACGTCGATCCTGGCAAAAGGTGATACTCTGATCGATGAACTGGAGGACGCTCTGGATAACGACGATCTGATCGAAATCTGGGAGGCAAACCTTGACGAGAAAGCCAGTGATGGCGAAAACAAATTCAAAGGAATGTACTTCCAGGGCTATCTGACGGAACTTGAGCGGACGTCAAATGCGGAGGACATGGTGGAGGTTTCCACGACTTTCGGGATTAACGGCAGCGGTAAGCGGGGGAATGTAACCGTGACTGCGGAGCAGCAGGCTGCGGCTGACTACGTCTTCCGCGACAGCGTGAAAACCGGAGCATAAGGAAATGAATGAAGAGCGCTGAATACGGCGCTCTTCATTTTTGAGGAGGTAAAAAAATGTTTGAAATTACAGTAGACGGCGTAGCATATCCTCTGCGGTTTGGCATGGGATTTCTGAGAGAAATCAATAGAACAGTACAGACTCCGGTTGACGGTGCGCCGGGTGTGAAAAATTCTGTCGGTCTGCGGCATATGGCAGGACGTCTCATTGACGGTCAGGTGGAAGCTCTGCTCGAAGTTATCTATCTGGCAAATAAGACAGAGAGTCCGAGACTTACCATGCAGGCACTGGAAGCCTGGGTCGAAGATGAAGGGACGGATATAGACGAGGAGTTTGACCGCGTGATGGATTTTTTAAGGACAGCCAATGCTACGAAGAAAGAGGTGCGGCTTCTGGAGATCGGAAGAGCGTCGTGTAGGGAAAGAGTGT